TATTAACAAAAATTCCACTTTTAAAATTGTCAATCAAAGCGGCGGTTGTGTAAACTTTTTTGTATTTCAATTGATAAAAAGTGTCTTCACAATTTATCATCTCACTCATACGATTGATAAATTCGTTATTTGTGGGTGGAAAACCGTTAGTGTAACCGCTCCAATCTAAACCGAAATAATATGAACTTTGAAATTTTTTATATTCTGTCGAGTTAGTGTTAATATTATACGCAGGATCCGTTTGAGATTGATTCCAACCATATTCTTTAATGTTTGGAACCAAATAATATCCCCTTCTGATTTCTCGTTTTTCAAAAGTTGGTGGTTGATCATACTTAATCTTGAAACGGTACTTTCCAGATGTTGGGATACCTACATTAGGGTCTAAACTAATAATTTGTTCACCAAATTCGTTAGTCGTAACATAATCCATATTCATAGGAACATTGAATACAAATACACCATCAGTATCTATAACTTTTCCACCTGATGGGAGATTTGCTTGTTCTAAAATAGGATATCCATTTTTATCATTAAAAATTGTTTGACGAACTGCGATTATTTCACCTGGTCCACTTGTTAAGTTACATAGTTTACCAATTCCATTTTTCGGTCTACATCTTTTACTTAAACTCTGTTCATCAACATTGGTAAATAAAGACCCCATAAACAAAGCGGATGGAATGATCTTAACACCAGAATCGACCAAATTGAAATCTTGTCGTGTAATTCTTATTTGACAAGTCTCAGGATCCCCCCAAAATGGTTGTACCTGTATTGTTTTAATTTGGTTGACTATTTGAGGTAAAAACGCTAAGTTGTTAGATGCTGGGAATTTGTTACCATCAACTTCTTCAGGTAATGCAAGTCCTATATCAACTAAATCCTGAGTTGATAATGAAAAAGGACCAATGTCAGATAGATCACAATCCATCACTAACTGGTGTTCACCAAGTGGTACTCCCATAATCATAAAATCACCACTCGAATTTGTTTTTACGGTGAATTTATAGTATTTTTCGTAAATTTCAATCAATACTGGATTTGTAATAATATCTTGTTTGGATGGAAATGTTCCAGTTGGTGTATGACCCCCATGTTGTTTATCATAAGGTAACAAATTATATCTGTAACCATCCTCGTTAGTATCAGTTACCGTACGATATGGATATAAATTCGATATTATTTCATTTTGTACATCGACTTGATCTAATGGTACAAAAACACTGACTTTAACATTCGGAACACCAAACCCGTCATTTACAATTACCCTACCAGCAACAACCCCATAATCAGCACAAAAACGTGGATAAACATCTTCTTGTCTAATTTTTAATGATAAAATTTCTAATTGATCAAAATCTTGATCTAATTGAACATTGACCTGTTGATCTACCCCTACTTGAGTTCTGATTCTGTAACTATTGGACATAGAAATCCTTTTTTGAATAAATAGTAATAGTACTATTTTTCAAAATGTAGTTTACCCAAACAGAAACTAAATTGTTAGGTCAAAATAATTGATTGATAGTTTTTGGTTCTGACAGTAATATCCCTGTTTGGATATCTTACTTGATATATTTGACTTGGTTCCGCAAATATTGTGTTATCAACTAGTGATATTTTTTTCGTTTCCAAATTGGAGTACGGCATGGATGTTTGTGCGGATGAATATTGTCCACCAACTTTACCAATAACAGAAATATCATTAACACTCAATACACCGTTTTCATTTTGTATAATTCTGTAAAGTTCAGATAAAACAACATTCTGTCCCATGTTTCTGACCGCAGGACTAAAGAATGTTGTAATTTTATCGATAATATTCGTTATCACAACTCCTTGGTTCTGTGACGCATCCAAAACAACCGAGACATCTATTGCAATATCAATGACTTGAGCACTACCAACCGTTACATAATCATTGATCATTCTGTAATTTGAAAGATATTCCGCAATATTATTTTTTAAGGTTTGGGAAACTTCAGGAACTAATTGCCCGTCCTGATTGTATGATAATATATTAACGTTGATCTTGTTATTGTTTTCTGTGACCGAAACTTTTGCTGGAGCGCCAAATTGTGGTGGCATATTTCTCAAGACAGCCACATAGTCCTGAATAGTTACCGCTCTGTTTTGAGCGCTAAAATTATAGGTAACATAATTACGAACTTCCTCTGTTGAAGGATACCCAGCACCACCAATTGCAGCTACAGGGTTATTACAAACCAAGGAATTTACAACTTGAGTATTGATAATTTCAGACGGCCCATTGACAAAGAAATTTACAGAACCAATCTGATTAATTACATTAACGCCCAAATTTGTTCCAAGACCACCACCAATTCTATATTGAATAAATAATGTTGTGTTAGCTTGAGGGATAGAGCCTAGAGCTAATGAATTGTTTTGATACCTTTGAATTTTAAGTGGGACATCAAGAGCTGTAAATTCTCTTAATTGATCGTCAGCAGTATTAGTACCACCACCAAATGTTATTTTATAGAAACCCTCTGGTGTGTACTCAGTAATAAACCTTTGTTGTGTTTCTATGTAAACGCCAACTTTAATCGCAGGATCATCTGATGGTTTAGATGGGTCTTCTACAAAAATTCTACTTTCAGCAAGTGCTGGAACTTCATACCATCTACCTTGTAATCCCAAAAACTCTTGATCTGATGGTACATTTGAATATGCGGTACCAGGTTTTTGTATCATAGACGTTATGCCTAATACATTCTTTTCAGGTAAAAAGAAACTGAAAAATGGCGTTACATCATTTGGTAATATGGTTCTTTTGAAAACTTTGGTAATTCCATTGACGACCGTTTCTCTTTTGGTTATTGTATAATTGATTAGGTTATTGTTAACATCAAAATTTGGAATTTTTAATCTATTAGGAACACCATCAACATTGAATGGTGATGCAAAGTTTACATCATAAACAGTTTCGAATATTTGTCCCGCACCTATTACTTGACTTCCTCTCCTAAGTGATCCCAAATATCTCTCATCTTCTTTATCTCCGAATACTGGTACTGTTATTGAAAAGTCAACCAAAGCCACTGAAGGTCTTTGTCCCGGTATTTTAAGTCCATAAGTCCTTGCAATATTGTAGATAGAAGATCTTTGTTGTGCAAATTGAAGTACGGTCTCTTGAATACTCCTATCAATATTATAATGAAGATTGTCCGCAACCGCGGCATTTAAATCCAAAAACACTGAAAATATTGCAGCGTCATTAAAATTATCAATTAACTCAGGATAGTATGTCCTAGTGTAATCGATGAGTTCTTGTCGAATTGTCACAAAATCCCTTGCCGTGTATGATATTTTTCTTTCAGCCATATTAGATATTAATAATTACAAAGTCCTTAGAATTAAATACATCATTAGAAATAGCATAATCAATTCTAACTTTTGCTGTATATTCGGACACATTTTGATTAGGAATTGTGAGTTCTGGATTTACAACATTACCAGCGGTGGTTACAGTCATACCAGCAGCCTCATCAGAAGCTGCTCGTATAATTATATTTGTAATCTGTAAATTAGGTAGAAATTGTTGGACTGAGTCACGAATTTCAGATTCAATCTCGGCAAATGTTGGTCCATCCATAGGTTGGAAAATGTATTCGTATAATCTTGTCCCAAAATTTGGAAGAAAATAACGACTACCTTTTCTTGTCAAAAGAAGATGAATAAGATTTGTTCGAATTTCTTCGGTTACGTATTCGGTTAACTCCAAATACTTACCTTCAATACTATCCACGAATGGAAAACTTATTCCATATGTCTTTCCTTGAGCCATGTAAATAAATATATCACCTTGAATTTTGTGATATATTTTTATGCACTACAGGTCAAACAATCTGGATCATCTAACGAACAAACTTTATTCAACATTTCTTCTGAAATATTTAGGTTATTGTTTTCAATTTTAATTTTTGGTGTGGTTGTCTGTTCCGTTTCCAATGAATTTAATTGAGACATATCAACACCTAAACCTTTAATTGCTGCGGCTTTAGCTTTGGTTCTCAAGTAATACATACCTGTTTTGAGACCTAATTTCCAACCATACATATGTGCTGAAGATAGTTTTGATGGTGTAACATCTTGCATAAACAAGTTGAGGGATTGTGACTGATCAATAAAAACAGCTCGATCACGTGCCATATCCAAAATTGTTTTACCTTTCATTTCCCAAACGGTTTTGTAAACTTCTCTGATGTCTGCAGGTATTTCTTCAATCTTTTGGACTGAGCCATTTCCATCAAATAACTTTAATCTAATTCTGTCGTTCCACATTCCAAGGTTAACTAAATCATCAACTAAATGTTTGTTGATAATTACAAACTCACCACTTAATACATTTCTTTTATAAAGATTTGTTGTGAACGGTTCAAAACATTCATTGTTCCCTAGAATTTGTGCGGTACTTGCGGTAGGCATTGGAGCTACTAACAAAGAGTTACGTAATCCGTAGTCTTTGATTGACTCTTTAAGTCCATACCAATCCCATAGACCTGATAGTTGATCAACATCCACACCCCAAAATTCAAACTGTAATTTACCCTGTGACGCTGGTGAACCATGATAAGAAGCGTAGGTACTATCTCTTTTTGCTAGATCATTGGATGCTGTAAGAGCTGCAAAGTAAATTGTCTCAAAAATCTCTTTATTCAATTTTTGTGCTTCTGGACTTTCAAATGGTATAGATAACATAGCAAAAGTATCTGCTAAACCTTGAACCCCAAGACCAATCGGACGGTGTCTCAAATTTGAATTTTTAGTTTCAGGTGTTGGATAATAATTAATATCAATAACTTTGTTCAAATTATTTGTCATTTGATATACAACCTCGTACAATTTTTTAAAATTGTAAGTTCTAAGTTTTTTATTTTTTTCTCGAACTTTACCTGAAGGAATGTCAATAAATTTTGGTAGT